AACGCCCAGAGGCCGATGTCGGTGCAGATATGTACTTCAGTACTACCGACGCTGGTGCTTCTGATCCTTTCGCTCCTACTGAGCGCATGAGAATCACTCAAAGCGGTAATGTCGGTATTGGTACAACCAGCCCTGGCTACAAACTTACTGTAAATGGAACGGGGTATTTCACTGACGATCTTACGGTTTACCAGTACAACCCTTCAGATGCGGCGTTCCATGTTGACAAAACTGACATCCGTGTCGGTGTTGGTACAACCAACCCTGCGTACAAGTTGGATGTGCGTGGCACGGGTCGATTCACAGATGATGTTCAGATGGACGCAGATTTGACCGTTGCCGCCGTTATTGATGTTAACGAGGTAAGGGGCGATAACGGTTCTTCAAGTGACCCGTCGTTTACTTTTACAGATGACCAAAATTTGGGGATCTACCGTCAAGGTTCAGATTCGTTGGGGTTTGCCCCGAACGGCAGTTATTGGAATTCCTCTGGTATTTACCTTGCAAGCGGAGACTGGTTCCGTTCTCAGGGCGGTGGGGGCTGGTACCACCAAACGTATGGTGGCGGCTGGTACATGACTGATTCGACGTACATCAGGAACTATAACAGTAAGAGCCTGTATTTATCGAACGAAATTTTTGTGCCGAATATGGATGGCACTTACTCGTATAACACGGTGCGTTTCAATACCAGCACAGGCCAGTTGATGAGGTATCTCTCAACAGAGGACACCAAAGCAAACATCACCGAGATGAAAGGCATCTTGGAATACCTTAACGAGCGCAACTTGATTTACAGTCTGCGTCCCGTCATATTTACTGAGGCTGAAGATAGGACGGACTCTGAAGGAAATCCTATGCAGACGACGCGAGGCGAGTACGGACACGGCTTAATTGCTGAAGAAGTGCTAGAGGTGGCTCCCGAGTTAGCGTATTTCGATCAAGACGGCGAGTTGACTTCATACGGCAACGACGCTCTGATTCCTGACATTATTGCTGAACTGCAACGGTTGATGCCAATGGTTGAAGAGTTGTATTCGGCGGCTAACCCTGAATGGGTTGCGCCTGTGCCACGTTCGGCTGAAAGCATCGCTACTGAGCGAGCGAAGTATGACGAAGCGTCGGCGGCACAAGCACTTATCGGTGACCCAAATGCTGACTCGCTTGACGGACAACGACACCTTGAAGATTTTGAGGAAGAGTAATGGAAATTGACCCTGTAGAAGTTCTGCGTGAGATAGAACATCGGTTTCCAAAAGAACTGACTATTTGCGTGCAGGCAATTCAAATCCGCATGTTGCAAGAACAAATACCTGAAGAACCAGATAGAGAGTAAATATGGCTCGCCAGTATAATGAGAGCGGGCGTTCTTACAACTCATCTACGCTTTCGTATGGTGGAGTTGTAACGCTTTCTGCAACTGCGTCTGCTTCGGGCGCAGGGTCTAGCAGTGCAACAGCAACATTCTTCTCGTTTGTGGACGCTACAGGCTCCGCTACGGGTTCAGGAACCGAATCCGCTACTGGAGTGCGGACAACCTTCCAAACAGCCGTAGGAGCCGCTACAGGCGGCTCTACGACCAACGGGCTACTGGTATCCAAACGTCAAGCCAGCGCATCTGGCGGGGCAACCGCAGGAGACAGCGCTACTGGTCTGCGGACGGTACTGCGTACCGCCACAGACACAGCACTAGGAACATCCACAAACACGTTCGCACGCGTAGCGTTGCGTACCGCAACTAACTCCGCTCTAGGTTCTAGCGACATCGAGCATCTCCGCACAGCAGTTGTCACTGCAACCTCGTCAGGTGTTAACGACTACAGTTTGACGTTGTGGCGCAACGCAGGTCAACGTCTAGATCTAGAGGTTGTGATGCCGCCTAAACGCTTGTTTACTGCTAGGCCGTATGCTATTAGAAGGTAGTAATGGAATTAAATGAATTGTTGCTGGAACGCGAATGGCGTTCCTGCAAAGGGGGCGACACCCCCGAAGAACAAATCGAAGGCTTCTTTTATTTCTGTGAGAACTATTGGTACATCCGTCATCCTGAAAGGGGACGGATCTTGTTTGAGTTGCGTGAAGCACAGCAACAGACCATTGAGTCATGGCATACGGAACGCTACAACATTGTTCTCAAGGCACGCCAGATCGGGTTCTCTACTTTGGCGGCGGCATACGCTTTCTGGCTAGTGTTCTTTTGGTCTGACCGTTTTATCGTCATGCTGTCGCGTACTGAGCGTGAAGCGGCGAAACTGTTGCAGAAATCTAAGTACGGTTACCGTTGGCTACCGCAGTGGATGAAGGAACGTGGCGCTAGGCCTGTGACGGATCACCAGTTGAAGATGGTGTTTGATAACGAGTCTGCGATTGAGTCGTTGCCATCTAGCAACGATCCTGCTCGTGGCGAATCCGTGTATCTAGTTATTGTTGACGAGATGGCGTTCTTGCCTAACCCTGAAGAAGCGTGGGCATCTATCGAACCTATTGCTGACGTGGGTGGACGTATCATCACACTGAGCACGGCTAATGGTTCGGGAAACTTTTTTCATCAGATGTGGGTCGGTTCCCAAACTGGAACCAACCTGTTCAAAGGATTGTTTTTCCCGTGGTCTGCTGGTGACCGTGACGACTCGTGGTACGAAGTCAAGGCACGCAACACTCCGCTATGGCAGTTGCATCAAGAGTATCCGCGTTCCCCTGAGGAAGCGTTCATCAAATCTGGTAACCCAGTATTTGATATTGACATTCTGGAAAGTTTGCAAACCCTTAATCCTACAGTGGGCGATCTGGTGTATGACACCGAGCAGCCCACATACTTCAAGAAACATCACGACGCACCGTTTAGCGTGTGGCAGGAACCTGAAGCGGAAGGCGTGTATGTGATTGGTGCTGACGTTGCCGAAGGTTTGTCGTATGGCGACTACAGTTCTGCCCATGTGATTGATGCCACGACTGATACTGTGGTTGCTCACTGGCATGGACACATTGCGCCAGATTTGTTTGGCGAACTATTGGGAGCAATGGGGACGTGGTACAACAATGCGCTGGTTGGGGTGGAGAATAATAATCATGGTTTGACAACGCTGAAGGCGTTGCAAAACACTGGTTACCACAACATTTATAAACAGCGCAGGTTGTCTCAGGTGCGTGCGAAGCAAACAGATATTCTAGGCTGGCGTACTTCAGCAACCACAAAGCCATTGATGATTGATGAACTTGCCGCCGCACTTAGAACTGACGAGATTGTTGTTTCGTGTTCTAAGACGGTGGGCGAGTTGCGGACGTTTGTTCGCAAATCAAGTGGGAAGATGGGCGGTTCCCCACATGATGACCGTGTGATTTCGTTGGCTATTGCCAATCAGATGCTTAAGTTTGTGTGGCTACCCGAGTACGATGCTGGTACTCCAGTGCCAACAAATAGTCTGATTTGGTGGGAACAGTTCCTTATGAAACCTGAAGCGCCAGCAAAAGCGCCGCTTGGTGCCTATAATACGCGCAATAATGCACATTTGGGTTAGAACGGGATTGTTTATAGTATGGGTAGTTTGGTTTGCGAAAAATGCGGTAAGACTTTCACTTTCGACGTTATCCCACGTCGTGGTGCTATTTGTTTCGGGTGCCACGTTAAGAACGTGAACATTGGTTTCACTCATGGTCAAGAGGTGTTTCATGGCGCTACGTTCAAAGAACGTGAGCGCGAAATCATTGGCGACGCTATCGCAGAGGGACGCGACATTGAATATGTAGGAAACAAATAGGAGGTACCATGACCGTTGACCTTTCAAAGACTGCAAGCACATTCAGCGGGGGAACCCTTAGTTGCATGGTTGCCATGAATCTAGATGACCCTGCGCGCATCCTAGAGTTAGAAGGTCTAGGAATGAGCGCTAAGACGGGCGGGGTTTTGGTGTTGCTGTCTTTGTTGCGTATGGCAGGCGGCATCAAACTAACGAAAGGTACCGAGAACTAATGGCTGAGTTGGTTGCGATTATTGTTGCTGTCCTAGCGCCTAGCGGTTTGATAGTAACATTGATTGAGCGGACACGTAAAGAGAATAATCGTGACCATGATCGCAACCAGAAGTTGTTGGAACAGATTGATGTCAAGGTAGATGGCATCGACGAAAGACTAGACCACCATATCGAGTGGCATCTAGACAAGGAGACAAAATGAACTACCGTCAAGCATTAGATAAAGCGTTTGCAACTTTTGTTGCTGGAGCGACAGCGGCACCGCTGACTGCCGCCATTGCGGACATCTCGTTCTTTAAGGCCGCTGGCATTGCTGGCATTGTGGCCGTGTGGAACTGGCTGGGTCGCTCTGCTCAAGCATGGGTAAACTCGTAACATGGCTCGCCCATCACACAGCGATCTTCTAGCAAAGTATCGCAAGAAGATGACAACTTCTCGTCGTTGGCGGCGAGAAGAACATTACGACGATACATGGAAACGTCTAGTTGACTTGTATCGTGGGCGGCACTACGAGTATTTTGCTGACGAAGATCGTGTCCTAGTTAACCTAGCGTTTTCTACAATCAATGTGATTGCCCCGTCGATTGCTGTCAACTATCCAAAGGTCACGGTCAACGCTGTAAATCCAGAGAACGCCCCTAACGCTGTCATTGCTGAAGCGGTGGTCAACTATTGGTGGCGACATCGCGACTTCAAAGAACATTTCCGTCGCGCTGTCAAAGATTTCCTGATCCTTGGTCACGGCTGGCTGAAAGTCGGTTACCGTTACGTCGAAGAGGAACGAGTTGGCGAGCATGAAGATATTTCTGATCCAGATGTGGAAGATAACGTAACGTCCACAACTCTGGTGATTTTGCAAGACGAACCATTCGTCGAACGTGTTTCACCGTTCGACGTATTTATCGATCCTGATGCAACAAACATGTATGACGCTAAGTGGATTGCACATCGTGTACGTCGCACAGTGAATGATGTTCGCACCGACAAGCGCTACGCACCGAAAGTGCGTGCAGATGTTGAAGCGGCAAGTTACGCCAAGTACACGGATGATCCGTCGTCACGCAAAATTTATGACAAAGACGAAGGCTATGTAGATGTCTACGAGTTCTACGATCTAAAGAACAACACAGTCAGCGTGTTCTGCGACTCAGGCGAAGGTTTCCTGATCAAGCCGAAAGAACAACCGTACTCGTTTGGACATCCATTCGTGATGCTCCGCAACTACGATGTGCCAGACCAGTTCTACCCGATTGGTGAACTAGAAGCCATTGAACCGTTGCAACGAGAATTGAACGAAACCCGAACCCAGATGATGAATCACCGCAAACGGTACGCACGCAAGTACCTGTACCGTGAAACGAACTTTGATTCCAACGGTCGGTCTGCGTTGGAATCCGATGATGACAACGTGATGGTTCCCGTTCAAGGCGACAACCCCCTCGGAGATGTGGTCGCTCCCTTTCCTGCATTGATCAACCCACCAGAGTTCTACAATCAATCATCATTGATTCGTACAGATATCGAACTGGTCTCTGGTGTCACAGAGTTTATGCGTGGCGGCGTATCGGAGATTCGCCGCACCGCTACA